ACCACATCTACGTATCAAACCTAAGGTTGTTTCTATTCTAATTAAAGAATACAGCTGTTAATGCAACTCCTCGCCATGCGTGATATATCTTACCGATGCAGGCTGTCAGTGGTCGTTTCATTAACTGCACATTACGGGAACTAGTGTGTGACTAAGGTTAGAAGCTGACTTGATTTATTCTAACTTCTCTAGATTCAGCACATAGTCACACGGAAACTGGTGAGGTATGTAGCGACTGTATCTGGCGGTGAACGCCCGTGTAACTTGTGTTCACTTCACTGCAGCTGGTACGCGGTTGTTGTCCAATACATACCTCGGAAATTGATAGTCCGTTTGCAACCCAAAGTGGACTAAGCTTTGCTTTAAGGACGTAGTAAGGAGACCGACCGCCCTTGGTTTTTTGTTTTATTACTCTGCGCATTTCACAATTTTTGATTAATAAAATAAGTAACAAAACAAATTAGTGAAGTATGTAGCATTGACGGTATCAAGTTACTGAAACTCAGATGTTTTATTTCAGATTCGCGCGCCAAGAAAACGGTCGTGTCTATTACATACTTCGGGAATTGTAGTCCGTTTTACAACGTCTTGAGTGGACCAAGCTCTCAATGAGGGTTAAAACATATCATATAGAAATGATATCAAAGACCCTGGTTGTTCTTTACCACCAACAACTATAGTAAGGTGTTTTACCTTCATCAAGCCATTTGAGTGCTTTAGCACAGAATTCTAAATCCTGGTCTTTGTATTCTTGTGCAGATGTGTCTTGATATTCATGACCAAAAAATAAACCACCATCTGATTTAGGCAACTCTTCACCTTTAACAGCAGCTTGTAGATTTAGTATATCTCCTCTATCAAGGGGCATATTTTTACAGTTGAATTCTTCAGTGTTTTTATATTTGTTGAACCACAAATCTTCCATAAACTCTTGAAGTTTTGCATGTTTACGCCAGTCAAATGCACATTCAGTAAACTCTTCTCCACTGTTTACTAATTTAGCATGCAGTTCTTCTTCTTTAGTTGGTGTTTCTAACCAACCACCATATTGATCTAATCCCATAATTTACTCCTAATAATTATATTTTACAGCACATCGAAGGGCCTATACTGGCTTGCATAAAAAAAGCTCAGTAAGAATGGGTGTACTTACTGAGCGATTTCTAGCTTATTTGCTCATAGGAGAAGATATAAATAAGCGAAATTCTCTTCTCCTTTTGCTCCGGGGGAGTTCTTAGCAGTTGTCAACAGCGAGATCAGTTGAACCACTTGCTTCAGCTGCCATTGATTTAGCAGCAGTAGAAACTTTATGTTTCTTTGTATTCCAAGCAGCCAATCTTGTAAGTCTGTTTTCTACTGCTTGTGCAACGTAGTCACGATTAAGATTGTATACACCGGGAAGACCGAAACGATCGAAACATGTTGAACATGAGTCACGTAAGAGTCTAGCTTTGTAACCTAGATCAACCATCTTTTGCTCACGTTCTAGCAACCACTCTGGCATGTCGTCTGCTTTTGCTACAGCTGATGATGAATTAACATAATCATGTATGCAGCTGATAAACTCAGCCCATGTTGTGGTAGTCTCACGCATCATTTGAATGCCTGTTGTTGGTCCATCTACGCTTAGTCTAGCTTCAGTACCAGCGATAACTTTCTCTAAATCTTCAGCGAAGGCTTTAGATACGTTATCAGGTACAGATGAATCATGCTTAGTATCGAAATGAGTCATGATTCTGTCAATGGCCGATGGTTGAGGTTCCAACTCATCTTTGTCATTGACTCTGTAATCATTCATAAGATACACAGGATATAGAGAACCTCTGTTGTGTGGAGCTCTTGCTTCCGCACCTTCAGGGTCTGCAATCGTGTCATCTCTGAATGCATCTTGTGGTGTAGTGTCAGAAACTAGTAATTCTACAGTTTCTAATTCAGTAGGATCGAAATGATCCACGTTTTTTGCTTTTTTATTAGCCATAATATACTCCTTGTATATAGTTATGTAATGGGACAATTCCCACTACACAAATCAACAAATACCAAACCACCGCAAAGGTGGTTTGATAAATGGAACTTTGCACAGTTAGTAGTTTTGTGACGGGTGCTGAAAGGAACCCAAACTAACCCATAAAGTTCATAAAATAAACATCGTAGGGCTGGACCGAACAAAAAAACCCAACCAGACCTAAGCCTGATTGGGTTATGCTTACCATGCATTTGGATATTTAAGTTTGTCTCTGTGTTTACGGCGTTGATATTCATAAATTCTACGTTGAGCTCGTGCATGATTGAGCTTTTTCTTGTCGGTGTTGCTGAGCACCAACCTATGTTTTACAGCCATTGTGTTAAAGTCAAATGTCATAGGTTCACCTTAATGTTATGTAAAGGTGTAATGTTATGTATTGCTCTGCTATATCTAGATATGAAAGCTACATAGTCACACATGATTACAAATTGATCCAATTCAGATAAATCATCAAACCAAGGATATTTTTCACCAGGATGTTGTCCATCACAGTAAACATCTGCTAAACGCCATGTTTCTTGTTCAATGTTAATGTTCATTGTCCATCTCCTCTAAAAGTTTTTCTAATTCAAGTAATTCTTCTTCGGTGAATTCATAGCCTTCTGCAAAAGCATAAAATCCACCGAGAATAAGCAATAGTATTAGTTCCATTATCTATCCCTCCATTCTTTATTAATTTCTTTATGTTCCATCTTGCGACAGTCAGAACATACATTAATTTCACTCTCAGTGTAACTATAAGAATTATCATTCCCGACGATTACAGTTTGTGTATTAGAAGAATCTTCTGAACAAATGTCACATTGTATGATTAGTGTATTCATGAGTTCAAACTCCTTAGATGCTCTTCAAAACGTTTATCTGCTTGAACATCTACAAAGTCATTAAAGTCTTTGAGTTCGTCTTGATTGTATAGAGCTTCAATCACTCTATAGTCTCTTAGATTACGCTGACATTCTTGTCTAACCGAGCTGGGCATACCACATTCGAAGTCACCACCCCAGCATTTACATGTGCCGTGGATGTTGTGTTCTGCGTAACCGTAGTTATCATCAAGTATTGCGTGATGCCATATTTGGATATACTTACGTTTAAGGAAAGTTTTTATTGTATTTATCATTGTTTTACTCCTATTTTTGTTAATTTGCATGATAATAAATGAGCTATATAGTTATTAGTCTATCTACTCCTATGATGATTGTGCTCCTTCTTCGAGTGGGTCAAATATGTTTTGATAGCGTAGTTCAATAATCGTTAGCTAGTTTGTATAATTTCTTAGCTATTGTTAATGCCAATACCCTATATAACTCACCAATCAACAAATACCAAAATCGCGCCAGCGATTTTGAACGTGAATAACGTGCGTTTGGTGGTACACAGTGGTACACACTTAAGTGTTTGATTGTATTGGGTTTATGTACAGATGTAGGGGTTTTGTGTACCACGTGGATTTAAGGGTGGTGGTACACACGTAAGTCCTTGATTCTATTACATATATCCATGGTCCATGGTCTATGTGTACCACTGGTACCATTAAAATTTAAAGTTAACAGAATAAATAACAGTTATCTATGAACGATGGTCCATATAAATAAGGCTAATTTTGCTGGTACACATGGTACACACGGTACACATTCGGAGAAAGCCTTTGAAATCAAGGGTTTAAGCGTGTACCACTTGCGTGGCGG